CTTGTCGTCGCGCGTCTGATAGCGACTCCTGACGAACACCGCCGCTTGCTCCTTGCTGCCGAGGGCGAACGCCTCGCCGGCTGTCTTGGCGGTGGACTTCGTGACCGCAGCCGGAGAGACTACTGACATAGCCTTGCCGGTGACACCCTTTCGCGCTTCCTCGATTTTCTTTCGGGCTGCCTCCCAGCCCGCGTTGATTCCCTCGGATGGCCACGGCCTGGCCCATTGGTCCTGTATGGCTTTCATTTCCTTGGACGCGGCATCGTGCATTCCCTGCGCCCAGGCGTCCATCGTTTCAGTCGGGCCGCCAGGGCCGGTAATCGCGGAAGGTAATTCTTTGCCCTTGAATTTATCGACGATGCCGAGCATATCGAACAATGAGTCGAGCCCCTTGAGGAGACTGGATACGCCGCCCACGATCGATGCTAATCCCGAAGTAAACACGGACCTGAAGGCGTGAAACGATGTGCTTGCGACTCGAAATGTATCGGCCATGAGGCCAACGGCCTTTTGCACGAAGCCAATCCCCTCGACGGCCGATTTGCCGGCCGTCAGCGTGTCCTCGCCCCACTTGAGCGTATCGCCGGAGAGCGACTTGAAGTAATCGCCAGCCGCCACCAGGCCCACGTTGAGATCCTTGAAAAACGGCTCGACAAGTTCCGGCAAGACTTGACCCAGGGAAATTTCGACTGCTTCCAGTCGCCCCCGGAATTCGGCCCACGATGCCCCGGCGTCCATTGCTCGTTGACTCATCGCCCCGATCACATCCTTGCCACCGCTCATGAGCGCGTTGAATCGCTCCTGCGCCGACATCGTGGCCTTGACGCTGATGCCGAATTCCTTGAGGGCCTTCCCTTTTCCCGCCATGCCGGCGGCCACCATGCCCATGGCCTGTTCGAAAGAGATGCCCTTAAAATTGGCGATCGCTTGTGCGAGGACGCCCAATTGCGCCGTCATTGCTGCCGCTGGCCCTTCCGCCACGCCCAGCGATTTGAAAATGCCGCCCATTTTCGCGGCCATCCCGGTAAAGGCGATTTGGCTGGTTCCAAATGCCGCCGACATAGCTTCTGACTGCTTAATGACGACATCCGATGCAGAACCGAACATCGTTTCAAGTCGCTCTGCATTGTCCGCCAAGTCATCAGCCAAAGAAGCAAAGTGCATCAGGCTCGCTACACCAGCACCGGCGAACGAACCCGCAATCAAGCTCTTCATCGACAACAAGGACTTGCCGAACCCCGCAAGCGAACTACGAGCGCTGTCCAGACCTTTCTGGAGGGCGGCGGTTGAAGCCGTCATGGCGATCGAAATTGTTCCGATCAGGGCGACGGTCAGATGTCCTTGAACAGTTTGAGTTGGCCGGAGGCCGACTTGCGAGGCTTTTTCCTGGCTGCTGATATCTTGGCGCGAGTCTCTGCCGAGACCATGTGACCTTGGAGTGCGGCTGATAGATTGGCGCGGTGTTCTTCAGTCGTCACATAACCTGCGCGGGATGCCACTATGCGAGCAATGGTTTCCGCAGTATGGGTTCGACCGCGTGCCTTCTCCGCTATCTTCGCTCGCGTTTCCGAAGAACATGGTCTCCCCGTGAGGGCAGCTAAAAGCTTGGCTTTATGCTCTGGCGAAAGAGCCCTGCCAGCCGCATAGGTATTGCCGATGTTGGCCCTGGCCATTGCAGAAATCGCATCCGGCGATGGGTCTCTTGCCTTGCCGATTGCAGATAATTTGGCTCGCGTTTCAGGGCTGTGCGTTTTTGTTTTGGCGATCTCAGACATCTTGGCGCGTGATTCCGGGCTATGACGTCTGCCTTTGTGCGACTGTGCCATCTTCTGGCGGGTTTCCAACGAAGCCGTCTTTCCCGTCAGCACCGCTTTCATGCGAGCAATCTGTTGAGGTGATCGTTTCTTACCTTTGAGCGAAGCCGACATCTTGGCTCGCGTCGCCTCGCTGCGCTTCAGGCCAAGGTGTGATTTGGCGATGAGACAGATATTGAATCCGTGCTTCTGATCTGAGGCCCTGAGATGATCGATGTGATATTGCTCGCGCTCGCTTAGCCGATCAGGTTCGACAATCTCCAGCACTTCAAAAGCAAAGTTCTCAGCATGATGTTTATTCCACGCGCGTTGAAGATGAGCATTCCCATGAGTGCCGTTGTTTAAAAGATAGCGATGGACAGTCCATCGGCGATGAATGTGCGATGCCTGGCCCACATAGACCTTGCCCGTGGGAATGCAAGTGATGCAGTAAACGCCAGACTTGAGCGATGTAGTAGACTTGGGATCAGCCATGGCCGTGACTCCAGAACAGTCAGGGTTGAGGTCAGGGTTTCCGGGTGTTACTAGCGCCCGGCGACCCGTTCATTGTCCCAAGTCCAGCCGTGTCAATCAACTATTGTTGATGCGCATCATCATCCCTTCGCTTCACGTAATGTTCCCGCGAGAAGTTCATTGAGCGTGGTATCGCGGGCCTCCGGCCCTTTGAGATCATAAGCAGGTCTCATAAATGGGTGGGGCGGGACACTCCCATGGCCCCATTCTACGCTCGCGGGGTAAAAGTACCTTTTCCCATCCTTGGATGTCTTGCTGAGCCCCGGATCGGACTTGACCTGCACGAGCAGCCCCACCCTACCCCGCTTCCTCTTCATCGCCCGGAGCTTGATATTCTTCTTGAGCAACCCCGTCAGGACCCGCACTCTCAGAAGCGCTTCCTGGAAGACATGCTTCATGCCCGAGCGCATCGCCTGGCGCAAGACCTTGCGCTGGATCTTGGGCACCAGCTCCTTCAATTTCCGGTCGATTTCCTTGATCCCCGTCACCACGATCGAGCCCGCCACCGAATCTCCTCTCCAGCCACGCGACCGATTCTTCGGGTGAGAGTCTCCTGTCAGCCGCCCCGCCCCGCCTGACGATCGGTATGAAGTCCTCGGGGCTGTACCGCTTCTTGCCCCAGACGTTCGCCAGGATGGCGCAGATCTGGGCCCCGATCAGATGGGGATCCGGAAGCGGGCAGACGTGCCGAGCGAACGCCAGCCATTCCTCCAGCTCGCGATCCGACAGCGATTCTTCTAGCTCTGCGACCGTTCGGCCAAGTGCAAGCGCGAGCCTGAAGAGGAATTGCCGTTGCGGTCGGGCGATGAGTTTTTTGAGGCTTCCTCCAGGTCGGCCACGTCGCTCTCGGTGAGGCGGTTGACCTCGGTGGCGGCGATTACCAGCGGTTGCAACGTCGAGGCCGGCAGGGCCGACAGGGCCGGGATGTCGGCCGCACTGAAGACCAGCTCGCCCTCCTCATCGCAGACCGTGCAGGCCACGAGACGGGCGCGAAAGTCGCGGTTCTTGCTCTTGGAGTGGGCCACCTCGAAATCATCGCGCTCACCGGCGCTCATGGCACGGACGAAGCAGCGGCCGAGGCCAGGGACCACCACGGGCCGGCGTTCGAGCGGCTGCGGGGCCAGGAAGGAAACTCGGGTCAACATGGGATCAGCTCCAGACGATAGGGCCGCTCAATTTGACCGTCACTGACGCCGTAAGATTTTCTTCGACGCCCCCCGCATTCGGTTCAAATTTGGTGAGGAAGCCCGACACCGTGGCTTTCTTGGCCGGCGTCGTCGGATAAGTGATCTGCCACGAATGCATCGCCGGCGCATCCTGGAGTCCGGCCAGGAGCGTGTGGGTGTTCGTGTCCGTCGGGTCGAAGTCGAGCTCGAACGTCAGCTCGCCGGGGTCGACGATCGTGAAGCGGTAGGTCTTGCGAGTACTCGTGAGCACCGTGGTCTCGACCGAGCCGACCTCGGAAGACGGCCCGGTGATATTGAGGATATTGCCGATCGTCAGGTAGGTGAGCGGCGTCGTGAAATCACACCCCAGGGTGGTCCCGGCCGCTGGCTGGACGACCGGACCGGCCGCGCGAGGGTCGCCCGCGCGTGGTTCTACTCCGACTTCTGACATGGTAACGCTCCGATCAGTTCAGCGAGCTTGGCAAGGAGACGCGATGGTTGACTTGATAATCCGACGCGATCATGTAGAGCCACTGGTCCGTGCTGGCTGCTGGCGGACTGGACAGGTCGGTCTCGTTGTCGAGGACACAGGCCGTCACCTCCAGGCCACCGATGAAGCCCCGGAAACCATCCCAGCAATCCCGCACCGCCTGGGCGATGCGATCGGCCAGTTGCTCGGTGTAGGCGTAGGAACTGATCTGCACCCGGCCTTGACTGGTGCCATCGGCACCCTGGAGGACATGGCCATAGGTGCGAGTAACCACCGTGTAAGAGAGGGCAGGCCCGTCATCGAGGCTGAGCGACTGCGGCAAGGCCCCGAAGTAGATTCGCGCGCCCACGAGATCCGTGATTGCCGTCGAGGCCAGGAGCCGGTTGTAAACCGCTTGCCGAAGCTGGGTCGGGACGATCGGCGGCAGTGCCTGCACCCCGAAGCCGAGCATGACGACCTTGTAAATGTCACGCGAGAACCCCAGCGTGACGATGCTGCCGCTGCCAGGAGCGGCCGGCACACCGCCAGGCACGAAGCCCAGCCCTGGGATCTTGTGGACATCGCCCGAGAATCCAAACGTGACGACATCGCGGCTCATGAAGTGCGGGTCGAGCTGGTCGGGGCCGTCGCCGAATCGAGCGTGAGGCCATAAGCGGTCGTGGTGCCATCGATCTTGCGCACCGTGAGGGCCGTCCCACTGATCCCGAAATCCGTGAGTCGCTGAGTACAGAGAAACAGGGCTTGAGCGAGCGTAGGAGCCACGCCATCGGCGTTATAGGATTCCGTCATCTGCGTGGTTAGCACGGCCGTTGCAATCGCAGCCGGTGTCGGAGGTGCCGTATAGCCCGACGCCGTGAGCCAGTCGCCCTTTCCGTTGAGCGCGGCGGTGGCGATCCCGGCCGACGTGATCCAGCCGGCCGGGATCGCAGGCAACGCCGTGAGCCAGTCGCCCTTTCCGTTGAGCGCGGCGGTGGCGATCCCCGCTGCCGTGATCCAGCCGGCCGGGA